AACGGAGCAATTATTAATAGTCCCGTATTTGACCCAGGATTTGAAACTGAAAATATGGGTACTATATTATATGTTTATGAAACAATATTCATTGAACAGGATGCTCGCGTAGCACAAATTTATTTCCACAAATGTGACTCTACCGAAGAATATAACGGGCAGTGGCAAGGCGATAAACAAAGAAGTTCATTATAAGTAATTGGGGATGTCAAAATCCCCACCTTACATTTAAGTTATGTATCAAGCAATTTATTACGATAGGTCTACCTATACATTTAACCTTAGAGATGATAAAACGGGGTGGAGTGAGTTTAAATACAGTCGCCCTCGATTTAAAATTGATCCTAATGGTGAATATCCTACATTAGATGGTAAACGAGCTAACGCTGTAACCAAATATGATTGGAAGGATAATTCTCTATATGAATCTGACTTAGATGCTAGTACAGCGGTATTGATTGATAAGTATAGAGATAGTGATGATGCTCCTGAATGGCAGAATATAGTTTATTTTGATATTGAGTGTGAGATTGCAGGTGCATTAACACCTGATCTTATTAAACGTGCTCCTACTAAAATAACATCTATTGCTGTTTATGATAATACTACTAAAAAGTATTACTGTTTAATCTTAGATGAGAAGAAGCAACTACAAACTATTAATGAAGATAATAGAGCTGTTATTCCATTCCTTCATGAGCATGATTTACTACATGCCTTCCTTAATTTATGGGAACAGCTAGATCCAACTATTATTACGGGTTGGAATAGTGAATACTTTGACGTTCCGTTCTTATATTATAGGATAGAAAATCAATTAGGTGCTGTTGAGGCTTCTCGTATGTCTCCACTACGTAAAATTAAATTTGGAACATACACACATGATTCTCCTGTAGAATTAGCAGGATTGAATCATTTAGATTATATGCTTCTGTTTAAAAAATATAATGCTAAACAAGAACCATCTTACAAATTAGGTGATATTGGAGAAAAATATGCTAAGTTATCTAAGATAGAATATGAAGGTAATCTTGATAGATTATTTGCTGAAGATATAAATAAGTTTATTGAATATAATATTCGTGACGTTGAAATTCTTATTGAATTAGAAAAACGATTTAAATTTATTGAATTAACTATTGCTATTTGTCATTTGTGCCATGTGCCTTATGAACAAATTTATTTATCAACGGCATTAAATGATGGCGCTATATTAACATACCTGAAACGTCAGGGTATAGTTTCACCAAATAAACCAACCACTACTCGCCCTGCATTATATGATATTAAGGAAGAATATGCTGGTGGATACCTAAAAGACCCAGTACCTGGACTTTATGAATGGGTTATTGACTTAGACTTTACGTCGTTATATCCGTCTATTATACGCTCGTTAAATATTGGTATTGAAACATATCTTGGCCGAATAGTTAATAATGATAAATACGATAATCAATGGACATTAGGTGATTTAAAACGAATGAATCCCGAACAATTAATTACTATTGAGCGATTAAAAGATGATAAGACAACTAATCAATCACAAGCTACAGTAGGCCAAATTGTTAAATTTATTGAGGATGGAGATATATTAATTGCAGCATCAGGTGCTATGTTTAGAACAGATCGCTCATCAGTTGTATGTGATGTATTAACTGATTGGTTTAATAAACGTGTTGAATATAAAAACCTGATGAAGAAAGCATATAAAGCAGGTGATGATGTTAAAGGTGAGTTCTATAATAGACGACAACACGCTTATAAAATTAAACTAAATGACCTTTATGGTTGTTATGCTATTAATGGTTGGCGTTATACTGATGGTCATAAACTTATATCTAAAGCAATTACATTAACTGGTCAGCGTGTAACACAAGAATCAATTAAGTTTATAAATAAGTGGATGAATAAAGAATTAGGCACTACAGATAAAGATTATGTAGTTACATCTGATACCGATTCATTATTTATTGAATGTAAGGATTTAGTATTACAACGTTATCCTGATACTAAAACTAAGGACGAATATATTAAAGCAGTATTAGAAATTGCTACAGAAATACAAAAAGAAGCAAATGATAATATTAATTTATTTACTAGAGAATATTTTAATGTTAAAGAACGTCCTCACTACTTCGAATTAAAACAAGAGGTAGTTATTGAAAGAGGTTATTTTGCAGGCAAGCGTCGTTATGCAATGTATATTGTAAATAAGGAAGGTGTTACTGTTGATGAAATGGTAATGATGGGTCTTGATCTAATGAAATCAAATATGACTCCAATGTATCGTAAATTTGGAGAGGAATTACTAAAACAAATCATGTTTGGTACTCCTAAATCGGATATTGATAAACGTATACTTGACTTTAAAAAATATGTTAAAGATATTCCTATTGCTGAATTAGCTAAACCTACAGGAGTAAAACAAGTATCGTCATATATTGATCGCAAACCGGGTATTGGTGAGATATTTAGTACATTGAGATTAAAATGCCCAATCAATACTAAAGCAGCAATATGGTACAATGATTTATTACGATTCAAGAAACTAGATAAACAATATCCATGTTTCACTGAAGGTGATAAAATGAAATATATCCAATTAAAGGACAACCCATACAGAATTGATGTAATTGGTTTCACAGGCAACGACCCAGAATTTATTAACCAATTTATTGATCAATATGCCGATAGAGAGGAAGGATTTGAAGCAACTTTGATGAATAAATTAGTAGGTATCTATGAGGATTTAGGTTGGGATTTCCCATCGATGCATGAAAATGCAAGTAAATTTTTTAAATTTGGTTAGTCCAAACACTAATCGTATATTCACGTTATGAAAATAGTTTACGGTATTATATATGGCCTATTAGGTCAAATAGGATCATTTATGCAGCTTCAAGGTGCAATGAAATTTGGATGGTATCAAAAATATCTTTGGTTAGTATTATTAGTGAGTATACCTTTAAGTTGGTTTTATATCAAATCAGTAGAATATTTTATAGCAGCATTCAATGGTCAATTATGGCCTAGCCGTTTAATTGGATTTGGCTTAGGTATAGTTGTATTTAGTATAATGAGTCATTACTTATTTAAAGAACCATTTACACCAAAAACAATAGTGTGTATAGGATTAGGATTAACAATTATAGCAATTCAAATACTTTGGAAATAATATGGAAAAACAATCATTCGTCTCGTTAATTGATAAGTACTACCTAAATGGGGTAGGTGAGAAAGTAAGGTGGAGTGTTAAAGATGGTGTAGCTACTATCAAAACATTCTCTGCTACTAAAGATATGGTAGGAGTAGTAACAGGTGCTGTTGAATTAGTCGATAGTGAGTTTGTTATATTTGACACAAGTAAGTTTCTAAAGCTTGTTGGTATATGTAACCAATTCCTTACTACGGATATACAATTTCAAGGCAATATCGCCACTAAACTATTAGTAGCCGACAATGAATACAACTTAGAGTATGCACTTGCTAATTTAATGTTAGCACCACAAGTAAACTTTACAGTTGAGGAATTTGAAAGCGATTATTCATTTAGCATTACAAATGAATTTATTGGTAAGTGGATTAAAGCAAAAAAAGCATTAGGTAGTGAATTTTGTACTATTGGTTTAACAACTAAAGACACAGGTAATGTAATTAATTTTACTTTAGGTGAGCCCGAAGGTCACTCAAATAAGATTGATTTTGAGGAAGTGCCATTAGAATCAAAACATACTATTTATACATCGTTACAATTCAATGCTGAATATTTAAAATCAATATTTGATGCTAATTATGGAGCAGTAGGCACTATGTGGGTAAGTAATGAGGGTGCTATGAAATTGGATTTTGAAAGTGAAGATGGACAAAAATCTACTTATGTGATGTTAGCAAAAATTTAAAAACATTATATTTATACTTGAGATACGACAGGTCTCAGTTATGAAATATTAAATTAATGTTTAACCGCTCACCTTAGGGGAGCACAAAATTTAAAAAAATGACACAATTACAACGTTGGGCAATGGACCCGTTCGACATCGTTTGGAAAAATTTCCTAGATGTAAATTCAACTTTCAATTCAATTGAAAATAAAATCAACTACCCAGTTGATATTTACGAAACAGAAAATGGTTTACGTTTCGAATTAGCAGTAGTAGGTCTCGATCAAGAAGACTTAAATATCCTAGTAGAAGGAGATACTCTTAGAATCACACACGACAAAAAAGTAGCAGAAGTAGAACGCAACTATATTCAAAGAGGTATAGCACGTCGTTCCTTTGACTTAGCTTACAAAGTAGCAATGAAATTTGACTTGGCTCAATTAACTGCTTCTATGGATAAAGGTTTGTTAATTATTGATATCCCTTCATCAGAAGAAAGAGCACCAAAGAAAATTTCAATTAATACTCCACTTGAAGTAAAATCAAGTAAGAAAAAATAAGTTTTGAAGCCTTAAAGGCCTGTCGTATCTTCACTTTAGTTATAAAATAAATAAAATAATGAAAATAAATGCGTTGCATAATCACGTTGTGATTAAACAAGATGAAAATCAAGAACAAAAGTATGGTAACATCGTTGTTGCCGACTTAGGTAAAGAAAAACCACTACAAGGTACAATTGTAGAAATTGGTCCTGGTAGATCAACAGAAACAGGGGCTTTTGTTCCAACAACACTTAAAGTGGGGGATGTAGTAGTATTTCCTTCATTTGGTGGTAATAAAATTACTGTTGATGATGTGGAATATATTATCATGAAGGAAACAGATTTGTTAATCACACTAGAAAAAGAATAATATGAGTAAAATAATCAGTTTCGATCGCGAAGCGAAAGAAAAACTACAGGAAGGTGTAGACAAAGTCTACAAAGCTGTAGCAACAACAATGGGTCCTTTCGGACGTAATGTGTTAATTGAGAAAGAATATGGTCAAGTATCGTCTACTAAAGATGGTGTTACTGTAGCTAAGTCAATTACATTAGAAGATCCAATTGAAAACATGGCTGCAACTGTTATTAAACAAGCAGCATCAAAAACAGTTGATCAAGCAGGTGATGGAACAACTACATCTACTGTATTAGCTCACTCGATTGCATCTCAAGCACTACAAGCTACAGCATATGCATCAACAAATGCTACTCAGGTAAAACGTGGTATTGAACAGGCTGTTAAGGAAGTAGTTGCTGAATTGAAAGCAATGTCTGTAGATATTACAGATGAAGCACAAATTAAACAAGTAGCTACATTATCAGCTAATGGTGATGAAGAAATTGGTAATATTGTAGCTACAGCTATTGATAAAGTAGGTAGAGATGGAGTAGTAACTGTAGAGAAATCTCGTACAGGTGAAACAACATTAGAAGTTGTTGAAGGTTTGCAATTTGATAGAGGTTATAAATCGCCTTATTTTGTAACTGATAACAATTCAATGCAAGTTACATTAAATGATCCTTATATTTTAATTTATGATAAACGTATTAGTGCAGTTAAGGATTTACTTCCATTGCTTGAACGTGTTTCTACTGAGAGTAAATCTCTTTTAATTATTGCTGAAGATATTGATGGTGAAGCGTTAGCTACATTAGTAATGAACAAAGCAAGAGGTGTATTGCAAGTATGTGCTGTTAAAGCTCCTGATTTTGGAGATCGTAGAACTGCAATTTTAGAAGATATTGCTACATTAACTGGTGGACAGGTAGTTTCATCTGAGAAAGGTATGACTTTAGCTAAACTAGATATTAGTTGGTTAGGTAAATCTAGAGTTGTTACTGTTGGTAAAGACACTACTACAATTGTTGATGGTAAAGGTAATATTGATAAAATTGAAGAGCGTATCTTGAATATCAAGGCTCAAATGGACAAACCAGATACTACACCTTATGAAATTGAAAAATATCAAGAGCGTTTAGGTAAAATGGTAGGTGGAGTTGCTATTATCAATGTTGGTGGTGGTAATGAAATTGAGATTGACGAGAAAAAAGATCGTATTGATGATGCTTTACAAGCAACTAAAGCAGCACTTGAAGAAGGTATTCTACCAGGAGCTGGTATGGCTTTAGTTAATGCTAAATTCTCTATTACTAATCGTGATAAAACCGATTTTGGTAAAGGTAAACAAATAGTATTCCAATCATGTAATACTCCACTTAAGCAAATTTTATCTAATGCTGGTGAATCATATAGTGAGTGGTATCTTAAATTACTAAAAGTTACAGATTCAAAATCTGTTCCTAATATTAATAATGGAGAAATGGTAGATGCATTTGAATCAGGTATTATTGATCCTACCAAGGTGGTACGTTGTGCCCTAGAAAACGCAGCATCCGCTGCTGTTACATTACTAATGACTGAATGTGTTATCCATGAAAAACCTAATGAAAAGAAGGCAGATGACATGGGTGGAATGTCAGGATTTGGTATGTAAATTCAATGTATGAAAAAGTTATATTTAGACGATATCCGCATCCCTCGAACAGAGGGGTGGGTTATCGTTCGTAACTACGATGATTTCGTAGCGTGGATTAGATTAAATGGTGTTCCTGATGAAGTATCATTCGACCATGATTTGGGAGAAGATGTTGCTAAAGAAAAAGTAGAGACAGGAATGTCTAAACGTAAAGCAAGAGAGCAAAAGAAGGAAGCTAAAAGTGGTTATGACGCTGCAATATTTTTAGGACGACATTGTCTATTAACCAATACTCCTTATCCAAAATGGAATTGCCATTCTGCAAATCCTGTTGGTAAGGCAAATATAGAAGCATACATTAATAATGTAATTAAACATCAAAATCAGTTATGAAACAACACACACTCTGGATAGAAAAATACAGATCACAAACATTAGAACAATATATTGGCAACGATGCTGTTAAAGATCGTATTGCTGGTTGTATTGCTAAGAACGATATACCCCATTTCATATTCGCTGGTAGCGCAGGCACAGGTAAGACTACCCTCGCGAAGTTAATCATAAAGAACATCCAGTGTGATTATCTTTATCTTAACGCCAGCGATGAGAATGGAATTGATACTATTAGAGATAAAGTAAAAGGATTTGCCTCAACAGCATCATTTCAACCATTAAAGGTTGTGATACTAGATGAGGCAGATTTCTTAACTCAACCTGCTCAAGCAGCATTACGTAATCTGATTGAGGAATATTCAGCATATACTCGTTTTATATTAACTTGTAATTATGTTGAACGTTTAATTGAACCACTTCAATCACGTTGTGAGTTACATATGTTAAAACCACCAACTAAAGGTGCTGTTGCAAAACACATTTGCATCAACATTTTAGATGTTGAAGGTATTACATATGAAATTACTGATGTAGCTAAAGTTATCAATGAATTTTATCCTGATATTCGTTCTATAATTAAAGTATTACAATCTAATATTCAAGAAAATAAATTAGTTATTACTACTTTGGATGATAATTGGACTAAACAATTGGTTCAAATACTATCTAAACGCGAGAAAAACGCTTGGTATCAAGTACGCCAACTTGTAGCTGATGCTCAAGTAGACGACTTTCAAACCGCTTATCGCTATATGTTTGAGCATTTAACCGAATTTAGTTATGGAAATGATGCTCAACTATCAGTTATATTAGATGATTTTATCTGGAGAGCAGGTGTAGTGCCAGATAAGGAAATAAATGCAATGGCTTGTATTGCTAAGATACTTGAAGCTACTAAGAAACAAGTATTGTAGTCCCCGACGGGGAATATATTCTTCATATATTTATTGATATGATAGGAATATATAAAATAACAAACCCAAACGGTAAAATTTACATTGGTCAAAGCATTAATGTAAATAGAAGATTAACGGCTCATAAAAACAGACATTCATCTAAGTGTATACTAGTATACAATTCGATTACTAAGTATGGTAAAGAAAACCATACATTTGAACTAATAGAAGAATGTGAGAAAGATATGTTAGATGAACGTGAATTATACTGGACTGAATATTATAATGCTTTGCACCCTAATGGGTTAGTATTAAAAGCTGGAGGTGAACCTGGAGGAACAGGAATTATGTCTGAAAAAACAAAACAAAAAATGAGTAAATCTCACATTGGAAAAAAGGATTCTGAAGAAACAAAACAAAAGAAAAGCCAATCTGCTAAAGGTAGAGTAAAAACAGCAGAATGGAGACAGAACATAAGTGATTCCCACCCAACAAAGAAACCAGTAGAGCAATATAATTTAGAAGGGGCAAAGATAAATGAGTATATTTCAATAAACGAAGCTGCAAGACAAACAGGTGTTAGAGTGGGGGATATAAGTGCTTGCTGTAATGGTAAACAAAAAACAGCATTTGGATTTGCTTGGAAATTTAAAAATATAAACAAATAACCTATGAAACTATATACAGAAAAACAAGTAACTAAAATTAATTTACAATCAAAAGATTGGGGACACTATGATAATTCTATTTTTGCATTTGAAATATCAGATAATGAAAACATATATACAGAACAACAAATAAAAGAAACATTAAAATTAATGGGGCTTGATTTGTTAGTAAATGAATTTTTGAAAAAAGCTGAACCAATAGAATTTAACCAAAACAAATAAAAAACAAGTATTATAATGGATCAACAAATGAACCTAAACATTGGTTTAGATAAGACATCACCAGTATCTTGCGATAAGTGTGGTAGTCAAGTTTTCCAAGAAGGAGTATTGCTTAGAAAAGCATCTCGATTATTAACAGGAACAGCACAAGATGCTTTGATTCCTATTCAAGTGTTTGCCTGTATGAGCTGTGGAAGTGTGAATGAAGAATTCCTCCCATTGCAAATGAGACAACAAACACAATCACAAACTACTGAACCCGAAGAGGAAAGCGGTGGTAAAATTATTAAATTTTAATTATGTTAACATCAATAGCATTACTTATAGTAGCAATTGCCAATGCAGTTACAGTATACTATAGCACTAAAAGAATGGATAAACTCCAAAACCAGATAAATGAGTTAGATAAACAAACTTATGATATTAAAGCCTTATTTGAACAATCAGAAAACTTTCAAAGAGCAGTTAATGATAATTTAGATAAACAAATCAAATCTCAATATAGCCATTTTACAAGTCGTATGGATAAGTTAAAAAATGACGTATTGCAGAATAATAAAACATACTAATGAATATATTTGATCATATTAAGAATATCACAACTAATAAAGGCGCTTATCTAGGTGACGAAGGATGGAATAACTGGATGATTAATCGTTTTCTCAGTATGGATCCTGATTATTGTGAGGTAGTTAATGTTGTTCAAAAGAATACTTGGCAAATGAAGGGTGAGTATCTATATAATTTATACAAGGATCTTATACCTAAACAATACAAGTATCTAAAATATATTAAAGCTAAAAATAAAATTGAATTTGATGCTGGTGACGTAGAGGCCGTATCATTGTATTTCGAGGTAAGTAAGAAAGAAGCTAAAGAGTATATTTCAATGCTTCCTAAAGACGAATTAAACAATATAATATCACAAATCAATGGAAAATAAAGAACAACATCAACCATTTACCGGAAACTATTGTGTTGAAGACGATGATGGTATATTACATGAATTAGATTCAGTTGTAAGTTCAATTCTTGATCAATTTACAGCAAGGGCTCTTATGGGTAAGAAAAAATATGGTGTTGATCTTGATCGTACTGATTTATCATTACTTGAGTGGATTGAACATGCTAAACAAGAGCATATGGATGCAATCTTGTATTTAGAAAAAATTAAACAAGAAATTAGTGGGAAAAAAGAAACTATCTGAGGTTGAACTTAAGATAAAAAACCACCAACAACCAGAGGTTAATCCTGCATTTCATAAAACTGTATCTTATTCTCAATACACTATGTGGGCTTCATGTCCTTATAAGTGGTATTTAACTTACGTAGAAAATAAACAACCATACCAAGCCAGTATACATACTGTATTTGGAACCGCATTTCACGAAACTATACAATCATATCTTGAAACGATGTATAATGTAAGTGGAGCAGCAGCTGATAGAATGGATCTAGAAGAATTATTTCAATCCAACTTCTCAGAAGTATATTCTAAGGAATATAAGAAAATGGGATCTCATTTTACTACACCTCAAGAAATGGGAGAATTTTATGAGGATGCTGTTGCTATAATGAAGTGGATTAAGAAAAATAGAAATATATTATTTAGTATTCGTCGAGTAAAATTATTAGGCATTGAAATACCAATATTAACAAATGTTGCTAATAATGTATTTTTAAAAGGATTTATTGACTTTGTATTGTATGATGAAGATTTAGATAAAATTTATATATATGATATTAAAACATCAACACGAGGATGGGGAGATAAAGAAAAAAAAGACGATAGTAAAATTGCTCAAGTGTTATTATACAAGGAGTACTTTTCAAAACAATTTGGGGTCGATATTGAGAAAATTGAAGTCGAATACTTCATTGTCAAACGAAAAATATGGGAACAATCAGAATACCCAACCCCAAGAGTCCAATCATTTAAACCAGCAAGTGGTAAAATAAAACGAAAACAAGCAACAGACAATTTTAGTAATTTTCTTAAAGATTGTTTTGATGAATTTGGTAAACCCCAAATGAAGTCGTATCTTAAAAATGTTGGAGAAAGCGCATGCAAGTGGTGCCCTTACAACGATAAACCAGAACTTTGCGACAAAGTTGCAGCTTCTTAAAAGTTTATATATTTATATCCGAATATATAAAAACTATAAACTATGGCAGAAAAAATGCAATTAACAAGTGTAAAGGTGCCTGAATCGTTATTTGAAGAATTCAAAGTAGCCTGCGTTAAACATAAATTCAGCATTCAAAAATTAACAGAGCGTGCAATGTATTTATATTTAACTGATGAAGAATTCCGTAAAACGGTACAAAACCAATTAAATACACAACTGAAAAAAGAAGACTAACTACGTTATGAAAGAAGGTTATATTAAACAAGAGAATAGAAAGAAAATCCTATTACTTTGTGATGATATTAGAATGACGAGCGGTATATCCACTATGGCTAGAGAAATAGTAGTGGGTACCGCTCATTATTTTAATTGGATTAATTTAGGTGGGGGGATTAATCATCCTGAAGAGGGTAAAAAATTAGACATCTGTGCTAGTACTAATGAACATGCTGGTATTGAAGATTCTAGTGTATTTATTTATCCTGTAAAAGGATATGGTACTATAGACTTTGTACGCCAAATAATCAAGACTGAAAAACCAGATGCAATGATGATCTTTACAGATCCTCGTTATTGGATTTGGTTATTCCAAAATGAACATGAGTTAAGAAAACAATTACCTCTTATCTATTTAAATATTTGGGATAGTATTCCATACCCAATGTATAATAAACCATACTATGAGTCATGTGATGCTTTATTTGCAATCAGCAAACAAACAGAAAACATTAATAGGGTTGTATTAGGAGAGGTAGCTGAAGAAAAAGTAATTAAATATATCCCCCATGGAATAAATGAAAATATTTTCTTTCCTATCACTGAAGATAAACCTGAATATTTAGCTTTACAAGAGTTTAAAAAACAATTGTTTGGTGATAAAAAATATGATTTTACATTACTATATAATGCTAGAAATATAAGACGTAAATCAGTACCTGATTTAATGTTAGCATGGAATAAATTTCGTTCTCAATTATCTAAAGAACAAGCAAGTAAAACTTGTTTGGTAATGCATACTCAAGTAAAAGATGAGCATGGTACTGATTTAGAAGCAGTAAGAGATATGATATTTGGAAAAGAAGGTGGAAATATTATCTTCTCTCAAGGTAAACAAGCAACACAAGTAATGAATTTACTTTATAATGCTTGTGATGCGACTATATTACCTAGTAGTAATGAAGGATGGGGTTTGAGTTTGACTGAATCTATGATGTGTGGTAAACCAATCATTGCTACAGTAACAGGTGGGATGCAAGACCAAATGCGTTTTGAAGATGAAAAAGGTGAGTGGATTAAATTTACTGAAAAATTTGGTTCAAACCATAGAGGTAAATATAAAAACTGTGGTGAGTGGGCTTTTCCAGTATTCCCAAATAATTTAAGTTTAGTAGGTTCTCAACCAACACCTTATATATTTGATGATAGGGCTGAGCCAGCTCATATTGCTGAACAAATTTCAGTAGTATATGGTCTTAAAACAATAACACCCCAAAACTTTAAAGAAAGAGGTCAAGCAGCTTATAAATGGGTAACATCGGATGAATCAATGATGTCAGCTAGATGGATGTCTAAGAATGTTATAGATGGTATTGAAGAAACATTTAAAAAATGGACTCCAAGATACGCATATGAATTGATTCCTATTGAAACCCCTGATCAACCACAACATTATAATCCTTATTTAATAGCAGAATAGTTATGAAACCAGTTATAGCAATTAGTTGCCCAATAGACACATTTAGTGGATATGGAGCAAGAGCAAGAGATGTAGTTAAAGCACTTATCAATTCAGAAAAATATGAAGTTAAAATTCTATCACAAAGATGGGGTAGTACTCCATTTGGGTTTTTAAATCCATTAATTCCTGATCATAAAAAAATTATTGATTGTATCCAACCAAGCAATAATAAATTAGAAAATGCTCCTGATATTTGGATCCAAATTACAGTACCTAATGAGTTTCAAAAAGTAGGTAAATACAATATTGGTATTACTGCTGGTATTGAAACAGATTTATGTGCTACTACTTGGATTGAAGGATGTAATAGAATGGATTTAGTATTAACTTCATGTAACCATTCTAAAAATGTATTTCTAAATTCAAAATACGAACAACGTAAAAAAGATAATCCTGAAGAAGTTGTTGGAATAATTGAAACAACAATTCCAGTGGAAGTATTGTTTGAGGGGGTTGATACTCAGATTTATAAAAAAACAAATCAAATTGATGAAACTTTAGACGATATATTAAAGAGTATTCCTGAACATTTTAATTTTTTAGTTGTTGGTCATTGGTTACAAGGTAGTTTCGGAGAAGATAGAAAAAATATGGGTGGAACTATTAAAGCGTTTCTTGAAACCTTTAAAAATAGAAAAGTAAAACCTGGACTTATTTTAAAAGTAAATGGTGGTAGTTATTCAATTATGGATAGAGACCAAATGATTGCTAAAATAGAAGAAATTAAATCAATGGTTGACGGTGATTTACCTAACATTTATTTACTTCATGGTGAGTTAACAGATGATGAAATGAATGGTTTATATAATCATTCCAAAGTAAAAGCAATGTTAAGCTTAACTAAAGGTGAAGGATATGGAAGACCATTAATTGAATTTACTCAGGCACAAAAACCAATTGTAGTTAGTGGATGGAGTGGACATACTGATTTCTTAAGTAAAGATTTTAGTGTGTTTGTAGGTGGTGAAATAAAGCCAATAGATAAGAGTGCTGTAGTAGAAAATATGCTAATAGCAGAATCAAAATGGTTCACCCCCGATTATAACCAAGCCTCATTAGCATTAAAAGTAGTTTATGCAGATTATGATGAATTTGTTGAAAAAGCAAAAAGACAGTCGTATATTTGTCGAAATGACTTTAGTTTAGAAAAAATGGGTAAAAAATTAATTGAAATATTAGATGCTAATTTTACTAAAGAAATACCACTACCTAAACTAAGTAAAACAACATTACCAACCTTAAATAAAGCTGAAAATGACAAGTAAAGAATTTATAATTTGGTTACAAGGATTTACTCAAGGAGTACATGAATATAATATATCACCTAAACAATGGGATACATTAAAAGATAAATTGGCAGAGGTTAATGATATCTTAAAAACACCCCCTTGCTCAGGTCATGACCAAGAAAGTTGGATTGAAGAAGGAGCAGAACGTAGAATGGATATTATAGGACAGAATGGAAACGAAGGCCTTCATTACAACGCAGAAGATTTAGGTGGTAATTGGGTTACAACAACAACAAGTAAATTAAAAAATAATGGATAAATTAATAACATGTCCCGCATGTGAATCAGATTTCTGCTATGAAGTAGAACAAGAACAAAAGAAACTATGGCATTGTTTTGGTTGTGGGTTTGCATCAAATTCAGATCAACATATTGAGAAAATTAATTTAGAACAAACAGAATCTGTATTACCTGAATTATATAGAGCCGTTAAAAAATTAGATAAAAATGGATATTACTGGTACCCTTCAACAATCAACCACCCAACCAAGGGAATGGTTTTCGTTGATTTAGTAGATAATGTTTGGCAGTGGGCCGGTGTTAAAGCAACACCAATTACTGAAGAAGAAAAATCAAAATTCCCTGAAGGCGCTACTCACAAAGCTGATATGAAAACCATCCAGCATTTTGGAAGCACATATATGGAAGCTTTAAATTACATTGAATATTTTAAACAAGACTAAAATGAAAGATATATTAATTATAGTTCCATCAAGAAGTGGAGATAGTGAAAGATACCCAAATGTAGATAGATTTATTGAAAATTGGAAATCAAATACTGAAGGATTTAGTGATTTATGTATAGCTTTAGATGATGATGATGCTCACAAATATCCTGTTAGAGAAGGAGTTATATATGAGGTAAATCCTAGAATTAGAATGATTCCTACATTGAATCAAATTGCTATGAAATATAAAGATTCATACAAGTATGTTGCTTTCTTTGGAGATGATCATATTATTAGAACTAAATGGGAATCACAATTCATTAGTTATTTTGAAAGCAACAACGGTATAGGTATTGCCTATGGTAATGACTTATTACAAGGTGCTAAATTACCTACTGCAGTTTGTTTAACTTCAAATATAGTAGATGTATTAGGATTTATGGTTCCTGAATGTTTGCTTCATATGTATGCTGATAATTTTTGGTTGGATTTAGGAAATAACCTAAACATAATAAAATACTTTGATAACGTTACATTTGAACATGTCCATCCAGATAATGGCAAAGCAGAAAGAGATTCACAATATGTGGATGCTGCTTCAGTAGCTTATATAGATCAACAAGCATACGCTGTTTATAGAAGCGGAAATGATTTTCCAAACGATGTTAATAAAGTAAAAAGTTTATATGAGATATAAAACATTTGATCAACCCCATTCACATGACGCTGAGTGGTATAAAAGTAGAGAATTAGCAGATCATATAAATCAAGATAATCATAGACCAAGATTAATGCAGGTTCTAGAATATCTAATTCAGATAGTAGGGGATAATTCAGAGACTACTATTGCTGATTTTGGATGTGGGAATGGAGGTCTTATTAGAGAAATAGAAAGTAAATTACCTAATAAAATTTGGGGATATGACTTACAACCTACTAATATTGAAGACGCTGTACAGAAAGGGAACTCTGAAAATATAAAATATTTAGACTTTGTAAATGAATCTATTGAATTTCCGGATATAGCAATTGCTACAGAAGTATTGGAACATTTAGTAGACCCAGATGCTTTTATAAAAAGATTATTAGATAATGGAGTTAAATATATAATTGCCTCATCACCTGATTATGAAACTCCTTCATATCATGCTCCGTTTCATTTATGGGTATTTAATGGTGATTCATATAAGGAAATGTTTATTGCATCTGGTTGGGATGTAACATTACATCATAAAGATTACTTTCAATATATTATTGCAAAGGGGAAATAATGAAAATATTAGTCTGTTGTCTAAATGTTAATGGTTTCGGAGGAAGTGAAATGTACCATTATGAATTGGTTAGAGAACTACATTCATTAGGTAACAATGTTACCTTATTTTCATTAAGAGATATTGATAAAAACGATTCTGTTAGAAAGAGAATAGACGAATTAGGGATAAGACAAATTGACGCAAAAACACTTGATATAAATGAAAAATTTGATATCATATTAGCAAGTCAACCTCAAGTAAATGCCTTCATAATTCAATATTTTAAAGGAACTCCTCTTATTAGTGTAATACATTCAGAAATTAGAAGTGAAACTCCTATACTGGATGAAAATATATATCACTACATATCTATTAGGAAGCCTATTACAGATATGTTGATAAATGAATATGGAATACCAAATAATAAAATATCTTTAATTTACAACCCAATTGATCAAAGCAGATTCAATTCAGAGGGTGTTATTAAAAATAAAAAAACGAGTGGTATATTTGTTGGTGAAGTTTTAGATCCAATTCGTTTCAAAGCAGTCTCTCATTTAGTAGACAGCTGTATAGAAAATGATTGGGATTTATACTTAATGAGTAATAGTAAACATGATTTTAATCACTCAAACATAAAGTATATTAATACAAGATGGGATACTGAAAATGTTGTAAAACATATGGACTTCACAGCAGGTATATTATTAGGAAGAACTACTTTAGAAGGATGGTGTTGCGATGTTCCAGGATATGTTTATTTAATTGATGTTAATGGAAATTTAACAGAAATAGAAACAACCCTACCAGATAATATTAAAGAAATGTGCAATTCAAGATATGTAGCTAATCAACATATTGAACTATATAAAAATATTATAAAATGAAAATATTAATAACAGGTCATTTAGGTTTTGTTGGTAGATCATTTTTAAAACATTTCAATGGTAAACATGAAATTTTAGGAATAGATTTAAAAGAAGGAAATGATTGTAGAGATTATTTCAAACAGTCAAATCAAGTATTTGATTTAATTATTCACTTAGCAGCTATTGTTGGTGGGAGAGAAACTATTGAAAATGAACCATTATCTGTAGCAACTGATTTATCAATTGATTCTGAGTTCTTTAATTGGGTAATTAAGACAAAACAAAAACGAGTAGTATACTTTAGTAGTAGCGCTGCTTACCCAGTTCACTTACAATTACCTGAATTAAAATATCAGTTAAAAGAAAGTGATATTAATTTAAATGATATAAGATTACCTGACTATACTTATGGGTGGTCTAAGCTAACAGGAGAATATTTAGCTAAATTTGTAAGACAAAGTGGAACTAAAGTCTATGTATTTAGACCGTTTAGTGGATATGGTATCGACCAAGATTTAACATATCCATTTCCTTCCTTTATAGATAGAATTAATCGTAAAGTCGATGAATTTGAAATATGGGGAGATGGTACTCAAGTTAGAGACTTTATTCATATGGATGATATAGTTGAAGCGGTTATGACTGTAGTTGATAATGATGTTGAAACTGATGCATTAAATTTAGGAAGTGGTATTGCAACTTCATTTAATGATTTAGCAAAAACAATGTTTGAAATAAGTGGTCATACTCCTACTAATGGAATAAAATATTTAATAGGAAAACCAATAGGTGTATCGTATAGAGTTTGTGATCCATCTTTATTTAATTCAATTTACAAGCCGAAATATACATTAGAAGAAAGAATTGAAATGATTTTAAATAACAAATAATGATATCAGTAATAATCCCAACATATAAAGAACCTCATGCTTTAGACGTATGTCTAAATTCAGCAATCAATGGGGCTGCTCATAAAAATCAAATTATAGTTGTTGTAGATGGTTTTTACGATATTAATAAAGAAGTATTAGACAAATACTCTAAACATATTGATGTACTTAGTCTTCCTGAAAATAGAGGATTAAATACAGCAACAAATTTTGGAGTATATAACGCAACATCAGATAAAATATTAATCGTAAATGATGATAATGTATTTGATAAAGATTGGGACGCTAAGTTAGAAGAAATATATGACCCAAATATTGTTTGGGCTCCAAACCAAATAGAACCTAATCCAGGAATCTTTAAACAATTTGTAGTTCATCCATTAGGGAGTGTAGAGGATTTTGATCTTGTTGGTTTTTGGGATTACACATCCACCATCAATAGAAAAGAATCTGATGATTGTGGTTCAACTCTTCCTATATTCATGAATAAAACTAAATATCTTCAAGTTGGAGGTTGGGATGAAACATATCCTGGTCCTTGGGTTGTTGATTGGGAGTTCTTTATGCAATGTGAAATGTCAGGAATGGAGATGAAGAGAACTTATAATACTCACTTCTATCATTTCGTATCAGTAGGTACTAGAAAAATAGAACCCGAAGTAACGTACCAGAAGGGATTAATTGAAAAAGAATGCCATGAATATTTTAAATATAAATGGGGTTTCTACGGGTATAGAAACGGCGAAACAAATTCTAATTGCCCTCCTTTGTTTAAGCAATAATTTGTACTTATATTTATAAGAGAAAATTGTAAATTATGTCAAGAGAGCGTCGTTCTAAATTAGATCCATTAAGTCGGATCATAACGTTGGGAGATATTGAATGTATCACAGTTAATCAAATTATACAAGATATATATGAGATTAATAATGAGGACGCTAAAAAGCAAACAGTAGAACCAATTAAACTCATTATCAATTCATTTGGTGGGGAAGTATTCAGTGGGTTAGCTTTAATTGATGTAATTGATAACTCGCAGACTCCAATCCATACTATATGCCACGGTACAGCAATGTCTATGGCTTTAATAATATATGCAGCGGGGCACCACAGAATTGCGAGTAAATATTCGACATTCATGTATCATGAAGCCGCATATGAAATAAATGGTAAAGTAGCATTCCATAAACAAGAATTAAAAGAAACAGAACGTATTGATAAATTATGTGATACTTATCTGATTTCTAAAACAAAATTAACACCTAAAATATTACAACCTCATAGAGATAAACAAGCTGAATGGTATTTCGATGTTCAAACAGCACATAAATACGGTTTGGTTGATGAGATACTAGAATAATTAATATTTATATATAAACACATTATAATGGCAGATTTGAATATAAAACCAAAACTTAAAGTAGACGTAAACCATAACCCAACTAAAAAAGGTATTAAAGTGCAATTTGCATTACCTCAAACATTAATGGGTGATGATAAAGCGGCTATGACTCAAAAGTTACAATCTAAATTAAACCAAGGTTTGCAACAATATAATCTGACGGCAAATATGGATACAGATGTACCTTTTGATAATGTTATTGGTTTCTTAATCCCTATTCAGGATATTAGATTAATGATCAAAAAGGCAATTATGCCTGAAGAACAACCTGTAGAAGCTCCAGTAGAAGCTCCTCCAGCACCTGAGGAAGAAGTTACAGCTGAGTAATCACTGTTAAAAAGAAATAATATGAAAAGGAGAATTCCGGTGTTCAAAATATCACTTGGGGATGGGACGACCTATGAACAAGTAAGTACACACCCTGCAATTAGAAAGGCAGTTATAGAGGAAACAATATTTGCTATAAGAGATGGAATTCAAAAAAATAAAAAATCAATTTCTTTATTTCAAATTGCTGGTACAACTTCCTATTTAGAATTAGAAAAGGAAAAATGGCAACCAACTCTTGAAAATCTATTAGAACATTATGTTGAGAGTGAAGATTACGATAGATGTATTGAAATAAGGGATTTAATAAAACAAATTTAGTTATGGAAGGAAATATTGATGATGCAAAAAAATCAATAGATTTAATTTTAGGTTCTGATACAACTCTTACAAGAAGGAAAAAAACACAAGAGGATGCTACTAGAGAATCATTTAATAAAATTATAATTAATCTAGAACAAGCAAATGCAAGAGCTTATTTATTAGATAGTGATTTTCATTTAGATCTTACTAAATATGACGATGTGTTTTATGAGGCTATTGATAATTTGATTGTATTACATTTTGGAAAAGAAGCATCTGAATTAATATTTTTCTATCTGTATGATAGAATTGACCCTGAGGGAAATATACAATCTTTAGTTGATCCTAATGGTAACGAAATACTCTTACAAAATCCAGATGATTTATGGATGTTGTTGCAAGTTATAAAAGGAAATGATAAGAAGAAAAAATAGTTATGAAACCAAAACCGTTTTCGAAAGATGACATCTTAAGGGCTATGAGACACACTCGTAGTAACAGAGCAGCTGCTCGTTACTTAGATTGTTCTTACACTCACTATAAAGCATACGCTAAGCTTTACAATGATGATGAAACTGGTAAAACACTATTCGATACCCATTTTAACCAGTCTGGTAAGGGTATTCCAAAACACTTAGTTGGAGCTAAAAAAGAACCTGCCTTAGAACAGATATTAAATGGACAGATGGATCCATCTCATTTTAATCCTGAAAAGATTAAGAATAGATTAATTTATGAAAATAAAATATCTGAGGATTGTGCTAATTGTGGATTCTGTGAACGTCGAGTAACTGATTATAAAATACCATTGTTACTTAACTTTAAAGACAACAATAAACGCAACTATCGTTTAGAAAATTTAGAATTGTTATGTTATAATTGTTATTATTTACTCATAGGTGATGTATTTACTCCTGAACAAGTGGATAAAATTGAGAGTTTCACCACTAATAAATTTAAAGTAGAGGAACCAGATTTCCAACTTTCAGATGATCAAATAGAAAATATGAAAGCGCTTGGAATCCTATAATACCCGTCGTATATTTACATTAAATAAAGTTATAAAATATGGAAGGATTAC